CCGGCGAACTCTGCCCCGGGTACGAGGGCCAGCTGCGCTCTGACATCGTCCGCTATGAGCTCCTCTACCGCTTCGGCGGCATCTGGGTCGACACCGACTTTGAGTGCCTGAAGCCCATTGACGAGCTGGTCAGTGAGCCGGGCTGCTTCGTGGCCTGGGTCACGGACGAGTTCGTGAACAACGCGCTCATGGGCGCGACCCGCCAGCACCGCTTCATCCGCCGCCTCATCGACGGCCTGCCGGCCAGCATCGCCGCCCACCCCGGCGCCGCTCCGCGCGTCGTGAGCGGACCGCGCTACCTGACGCCGATGTTCCGAAAGCACGGTGAAGAGGATGGCGTGGTGGCCCTGCCAAAGAACCTCTTCTATCCATACCTCTGGTCAGAACTGCCGCGCCGCAGCGAGCGGTTTCCCAATGCCTACGCGGTCCACCACTGGGCCAATCGTCGGCGTGAGAGGGGCGTGCCGCTGTGACCTACACCGATTTCGCCCCCAGGCACTGGAACAATCCGGCCAAGGGCTCGGCTATCGAACAGCGCTGGGCGCAGTTCTGGCAGCTATACAAGCGCGGTGGCTGGGAGCCTGAGACTAAGGCGCTCGTGTGCGAGACCCTGAAGCCCGGCGACCTCTTCCTCGACATTGGCGCATGGATAGGTCCGGTGACCCTCTGGGCGCTGGACTGCGGCGCCTCCGTCATCGCAATAGAGCCGGACCCTGTGGCGCTCGAGGAACTCCGGCGCCGCGTCCCGGCAGAGGTCGAGATCCACGAGTGCGCCCTCGGCCCCGAGACTGGCACCGCTCGCCTGGCCGCCGCCTCTGCCTATGGCGACTCCATGAGCCGCATCGCTCAGAACGGCGTCCCCGTGCCCATCCGCACGCTCCCGGAGATTCTCTCCGGCCGCAAACCTGCTATGGCGGTTATGGACATCGAGGGCTACGAGATGACGCTCCTGCCGGGGCTCGCACCGTACCTTGCCTCTCTCGGCACTACCCTCGTCGTCGCCCTGCACAACGACCCCGTGCCGCCAAGCGAGTGGTTCGCCGACTACCGCGAGGTCTCCATCCCCAAGACGGCGCGCCGCGGCGGAGGCACCCGCGGGCGCTCGCTGAGCGTGGTGGCGCGACCGTGAAGCCCGAGGGAGTCATCATTGTAACCCGCATCGCCACGGCTAAGGGCGGCATCGTTCCGTCGTCGCAGTGGCTGGAGGCCCGTGAGGCGCTCCTCGACCGCGTGACCGCCGCCTGCGTACGCTGCATCTCCGTCCCCGTCGTCTGGGTGTGGCAGGTGGATGCCGCGCATCTGGAGCGGGTGCGCGCCATGGCGTGTCGCGTGTATCCGGGTGCGCTCGTCTGCGAAGAAGAGCCACCGGATGGAGACATGCCGTTCCGTAGTTGCGCCACCGTGCGACTCGATTCCGACGACGCCATCATGCCGAAGAGCATCGACGCCCTGCTCGGAATGGATATGCCCAGCGGCACGCTCGTGGACTGGCCCTGTGGCTATCAGTTGAACTGGAGCACTGGGGCCATCGGCGAGTGGGCCTCACCGCCGCGAAAGCAGGGGCCATTTCTCGCAATCTTCCACGAGCGCCATCACCTGTTCGACATCGGCGGTGACCACTCTGAGGCTCGCTGTGGACGCCGTCACGTCGTTATGCGGGGCCGTCACTGGTTGCAGACGGTCCACGGTGGCAATCTCCTGAACCATTGGCGTGATGAGGCCGAACTTCCGGCTGAGATGCGGGATGCCGTCCTAGCTAGAGCGGGAGTGAGGCTGCCGTGAACCAAATCACGCTCTCCGTCGCCATGATGGCTCACCCGAAGCGCGCCGAACAGGTGAAGGCCATCTGCGCGCGGCTCGACCGGGACGTCCCGGTGACCTGGGACGAGAAGGGCAGCCGCTGGGATACCGGCAGGCGCGCGATGCTGGCCTACGATCCAGCCTGCACGCACCACGCCGTCATCCAGGACGACGTCATCCCCTGCCGTGACCTCTTCGCCGGCCTCGAGGTGGCACTCGCCTACGTGCCCGAGAACGTCGCTGTCTGCGGCTATGTGGGGCGCGTCAGGCCGTTCGCCGAGATGGTGACGCAGGCGGCCCGCAGGGCGCAGCGCCTCAACGCCTCGTGGCTCATGATGCACACCCTGAACTGGGGTCCCCTTATCGCGGTTCCGACTGGGCTCATCCCAGAGATGATCCGGCACTGCGACCTCCTGAAGGACATCCCCAATTATGACCGCCGCCTGTCCCGCTACTTCGAGCTCCAGCGAGGTGTGAAGACGTGGTACACCTGGCCATCCCTTGTAGACCACGCAGACGGCCCGTCGCTCGTTCCAGGCCGTATCGGTACCGACCGCGCCAAGGCCGCTCACTGCCGCGTCGCCCACACCTTCATCGGCGCCGACGCTTCGGCACTTGACGTGGATTGGTCGGGGCGCGCCGTGGACGCCGAGGAGGATCTCACCGACCTCATCACCTTCCACAACCGGGTGACTGGCCTCGTCCTGACGCTGCACCACACCAGCCCGCGGGCGCGTCGCCTGCGCGGCTTGCCCTCCTGGGAGGTGGTCGAGGCATGAGCTTCGTGACCTTTGAAGACTTCACGGTGCGCTACGAGAACACGGTGCCGGCCGCTGACGAAGAGCGCGTCGCGGCGCTCCTCGAGGATGCCTGCGCCATGGCGGCCGACGTCATCGGCAGGACCTACGAGGACGGCTCCGGGAGTGAGGTCCCGCGAGGCATCGTCTCGACGGTCTGCTCGGCAGTACGCCGCGCCTATGACAATCCCACGGGCCTGCAGAGCGAGACGATCGGTGACTACAGCTGGCGCGCGGGCTACACCGGCATCTCTGGGACCGCAAGTGCCGGCCTGTACTTCACCAAGTCAGAGGTCCGCGTCATGCGCCGTTCGGCTGGCAAGTCGGCCGTCGGCTCGATTGAGCTCACGGGACTCTTGCCCGACTCCATCTCTGACGACCAGCTCCTCGACGTGGTCGGCAGTGATGAGCCGGTCCTCTACTTCGCTGAGGAGGACCTGCTGCCGTGAACGAGATACCGAAGCGGCTCCTGCGCGACAGCATCTCAGTCCAGACCTACTCGGGAGACGGCGCCTACGGCCCTGTGCCGTCCGCAGCCGTCACCGTCCTCGGCAAGGTCTCCATGACCCGCCAACTCGTGCGCAACAAGGACGGCGAAGAGGTGGTCTCTGAGATGACCGTCTACGTGCGCCCAAACGATGCCGCGTACTTTCCGCCGGAGTCGCTCGTCACCGCGGACGGGCGCACGAGCAAGGTCATCGCTCTCGCCGTGCAGGGAAGGCCGGGCGAACCCGTCCTCGCCAGGGTGACATGCGGATGAGGGGCAAGCTGACATGGCACGGGGACGAGGTGAAGCGGGCTGCGCGGCGCGGCTCAGTCGACGGCCTGCGCGACCTAGCACAGAGCGTCTTCGACGCCTCGCAGGAACTCGTCCCGGTAGCTCCCGCAGACAGTCGCGGCAGCGGCTATCTCAAGGAAAGCGGCACCGTGGAGCTGGACGAGGTCAAGCTGCGCGCCGTCATCTCCTACAGCTCGCCGCCGCGGCGCAAGGACGGCCGCAGCGCAGGCGGGGCCGGCCTCGCGATCTGGGTGCACGAAAACCTCACTACCCAGCACGCCGAAGGCAAGAGCGCCAAATACCTTGAAGCGCCGCTGAACGAGGCGAAGGCAAGCGGGGCCGTCACCCGCATCGCCGGGCGCGCCCTGCGCAGGGAGCTGAAGTGAGCGGCTTCAAGACAGACCTCCTCACCGGCCTCGCTGTCTACCTTGCGGGCGCAGGCATCGGCGCAACGTGGAACACGACGGGCGCCTACACGGCCCTGCAGACCGGCATCGTGCTCGGCGTCGTGCCGCAGGCGCCGGACCGCGTCATCGCCCTCAGCGCCTACGACGTCTCCGATGACCCGAAGCTCTCCGACTCAGTCATCGGCGTGCAGGTCAGGACGCGCTGGAGCGGCTCAGACCCGCGCGGCGTCGACGACCTCGACGATGCGATCTTCGACCTTCTGCACGACAAGGAGGGCCTCACCCTCTCGACTCACGTGTTCGTCGTGCAGTGCCTACGCAAGTCCGGGACCCCGCTTGGTCAGGACGCAAACCAGCGCTGGTCCCGCTCCGCCAACTACTACGTCACGGTCCATCGACCGTCAGCCAACCGCACCTGAGAAGGGAGCATCATGCCCGCCACCACGAAAGTCCCGCTCGGAGCCTCGACGCTCATCAGCAAGTGGTACCTGGACGTCAACACCGGCACGCATCTCTCTCCGGTGTGGACGGGCGTCTTCGGCATCACGGATTTCAAGCAGGCAATCGACTCCGTGAAGAAGGACGACACGGACCTCGACAGCAACGGATGGTCGAGCCAGACCGTCACGAAGCTGGCCTGGTCGCTGGAACTGAAGGTCTCACGCAAGGTCCAGGCGGATGACTCCGGGCATTACGACGAGGGCCAGGAGGCTCTGCGCGACGTGGCCGACGAACTGGGCCAGGCGAACCGTGTCGAGGTGCGCTGGTACGAGATGCCCGAGGACGGTCCTCGCGTTGAGGCGTATAGCGGTTACGCAGCCGTCGAGTGGAAGCCGGACGGCGGCACGAACGAGGACCTCGACACCGTCTCCGTGACGCTCACCGGCCAGGGCGCCCGCACCTCCATCACGCATCCCGACGACGACGGCTCCTGACAGGGCCGGCCGTGGCCTTCCGTGACCTCGCGGAGTTCCTCTCCGTCGAGCCGCTCGTGCTGCCCGTGGGCGGCAAGGACTACGCCTTCCCAGCCGACCTCTCGGCTAAGACCGTGCTGCGGATGCAGCGGCTCTATGACCAGCAGCGGCGCCTACGCCTGGGTGAGGGGCTGGATGAGGGCGAGGAGCCCGTCTCTGAGGCCGAGCAGGCAGAGATTGACGCCGAGATGTGGGGTTCTTCTCAAGACGAGATGATCGCCGACGGTGTCACTGCGGCGCAGATCGCCGTCGTCGGGCAGACCGTCTACCTCTACCACATCCACGGCAGGGAGGCAGCCGAGCGCTTCTGGAATGCCCAGGGAAAACCGCCAGCCCCGAACCGGAAGGCACGCCGCGCCAAAGCGCAGACGTCCACCCGGTCTCGGGGCTCCCGCGGTGGATCGAACTCCCGAAGAAGCCCCAAGCCGAAGACGGCATCGGCTGGCGAGACGTCCTCGAACACTGGCGATTGATCGAGACCGACATGCAGGAGCGCTATCACATCGACCTCGCCGAGCCCGGCCTTCTGGAGGCCCGCAGTGCGCGCTGGCTGCGGGTGCGCATCGTCGGACTCCTAGATGAGCGGGTCGATTCGCGCCTCGCGCGCGCTCTCGGGAAGGTGGTGAGCTGAGGTGGCGATGAAGGTCGGCGAACTCGTCGCATATCTCACCCTCGACGACTCGCAGTTCAACGCGAAGCTCGACAAGAGCCACCAGAAGCTGGGCGAGGTCGGCAAGACCATGAGTTCCGTGGGCGGCAAGATGTCCGTCGGCCTCACCCTGCCGCTCGTCGGCATCGGCGCCGTCGCGATGAAGACGGCCGCCGACTTCGAGACCAGCATGAACATGGTGCAGGCGGCGACCCAGGCCCCGGCCAGCGAGATGAAGGGCCTCTCGGACCTCGCCCTGAAGATGGGCGCCGATACGGTCTTCAGCTCCGGTGAGGCCGCCGACGCCATGCTGGAGCTCGCGAAGACCGGTTTCAGCCCCGCGCAGATAGAGGCCGGGGCGCTCAAGGCGACCATGGACCTCGCCGCGGCGGGCGGCCTCGAACTCGCCGACTCGGCGACCGCCGTGGGCAACGCCATGAACACCTTCAGCCTCAAGGCACAGGACGCGGCGCAGATCGCTGCGGCATTTGCGGGCGGCGCGAACGCCTCCTCGGCCGACGTCTCAGACCTCACTCAGGCTCTGCAGCAGGTGGGTCCGGGAGCCAAGAACGCCGGCCTCTCCCTGCAGCAGACCGTGGGCGTGCTCGCCGAGTTCGCCGACAAGGGCATCCGCGGCAGCGACGCCGGTACCTCCCTGAAAACCATGCTCATGAACCTCGTGCCCTCGACCGCCAAGGCCGAGACGACGATGAAGAGTCTCGGCATCACCTTCACGAACGCCGACGGCAGCTTCAAGAGCATCAGCGAGATCGCGCAAATCCTGCAGGACAAGATGGGCGGACTCTCGCAGGAACAGCGCACGCTCGCCATGAACATCATCTTCGGCTCCGACGCGACCCGGGCCGCCACCGTCCTCATGGAGGGCGGCTCGCAGGCCGTCGACAAGTACACCAAGGCCACCAGCGACCAGGCTGCCGCAACCGACATGGCAAAGGCCCGGATGAAGGGTCTGGGCGGCGCCCTGGAAAACGCCAAGGGTTCGGTCGAATCGCTGGGCATCACCATGGGCGAGGTCGCGGCGCCAGCCATCGAGAAGGTCGCGGGCGGCGTGCAGTGGCTCGCCAACGCACTGGCCGGTCTGCCCGGATGGGCGCAGAAGGCGGCTGTCGGCTTCGGCGTCATCCTCGCTGCCGCCGGTCCCCTGCTCGTCATCGTCGGCAAGCTGCTCACCAGTCTGCAGGCCGTCCGCAATTTCCAGTGGCGGCGCAAGAGCGTGCCGTCGACGCTCGGCCAGGGGA